ATGTGCACGTCGGCATCGCCGGGCCGAAGTATCCGCTGCGCGATCTCTCTGACGAGGAGAGGAAGGACTTTTCCAATTACGGCTATGTGAAGTTCGAAGCGTATCCGAAGAGCGATTCCTCCGTGATCGGAAGGTACTGGAAGCAGGAGCAGCTCGACGGCGTCGGCAAAGGCTGCGGCACCGTCACCACGATGGGCCTGGAGCTCTCTGAAACCTACGCCCGCAAGCCGAGCTTCTACGGATCGACCTATTGCTGCCGCTGCCAGATGCATCGCCTGGTCGGCGAGGACGGCGAATTTATCTGGGACGGCACGGATATCAGGGTCGGGACGTAGGTGGCTAACCACCTCCGCAAGCAGATCCGCGATGCCGCGGTGGCGGCGCTCACCGGCCTCGCCACCACCGGGGCGAATGTCTTTCCTTCGCGCGTGTACGAGCTGCAGGACGCGGATCTGCCGGCGTTGAAGGTGGATACGAACGAGGAGTCGGTGCAGATCGATTCGATGGGCGGCGCGGCGCGGGTGGTGAGCCGCGCGCTCAATCTGATCGTGCACGCGTGCGTGAAGCAGAACGCGACTTACAACGACACGATCGACCAGATCATCAAGGAGGTCGAGGTGGCGATCGCCGCGAATCAGAGCCTGGGCGGCGCCAAGTATGTGCAGCTGACCGGCATCGCGATCGAGATGGCGGGCGAGGGCGAGAAGCCGGTCGCCGTCGCGACGATGACGTTCGAAGTCCCGTATTTCTCCGCGCTGAATGCGCCCGACGTAGCCCTCTGAGGAGCCTTTCATGACCATCGCCACCGGCGTAAACAAACTGCTCACCTACAAGGCGGAGGTGACCTGGGGGACGATTCCCGCCGCCGCGTCGGCGCAGAGCCTGCGTCGGGTGACGAGCACGCTGTCGTTGCGCAAGCAGACTTACGAGTCGAACGAGATCGCGACGCACGTGCAGCGCTCGGACATGCGCCACGGCGTGCGTTCGGTCGGCGGGTCGATCAACGGGGAGCTGTCCGCGGGGACATGGAAGGATTTCTTCGCCGCGGCGCTGCGCCGCGTCTTTGCCACGGTGACGGCGATCAGCGGCGCGTCGATCACCGTCGCCGGCGCGGGCCCGACTTACACCGTCACGCGGGCGGCCGGCTCCTGGATTTCCGACGGCATCAAGATCGGCGACGTGGTGCGGCTCACCGCCGGCAGCTTCAACGCGGCCAATCTCAACAAGAACCTCTTCGTGCTCTCGGAGACGGCCACCGTGCTGACGGTGATGCCGCTGAACGGCGTGGCGCTCTTCGCCGAGGGGCCGATCGGCTCGGCGACGCTCTCGGTGCCGGGAAAGAAGACCTTCGCGCCGCCCTCGGCGCAGACCGACGTGAGCTTCTCGATCGAGCACTGGCATTCGGACGTGGCTCTCTCGGAAGTGTTCAGCGGCTGCAAGGTCGACAAGCTCGGCGTCGCGCTGCCGCCCACTGGCATGTCCACGATCAGCCTGGACTTCATGGGCAAGGACGTCACCACCGCCGGCGCGCAGTACTTCACCTCGCCCACGGCCGTGACCTCCACCGGGATCCTGGCCGCGGTGAACGGCATCATGCAGGCGCAGAGCGGCGCGATCGCGCTCCTCACCGGCCTGTCGTTCAACATCAACGACAACATGAGCGCCGAGCCGATCGTCGGGTCGAACACCTACGCCGACATCGCCGAGGGCCTCATTCTGGTCGACGGCCAGGCCACCGCGCTCTTCGACAGCGCCACCATGCGCGATTACTTCATCAACGAAACCGAGGTGTCGCTCTCCGTGGCGCTCGCCTCGAGCAACGCCGCGGCGGCGGACTTCCTCGCCTTCACCCTGCCGCGCGTGAAGTTCGGCGGCGCGGACAAGGACGACGGCCAGAAGTCGCTCATCCAGACGCTGCCCTTCACCGCGCTCTACAACGTCTCGGGCGGCGCCGCCACCACGTCGGAGCAGTCCACCATCGTGGTACAGGACTCGCAGGCGTAGGCCCGCCTGCAAACAGGATCCGCAGGCGCAGGACCCCGCCTGCAAAGCCGCAGGATTCCAAAGGGCCCAGTCCACACGTCTGCACTACCCGCCACCGGCGCGCCGGCCGCCCCCTGCTCCTCCTCCTGGTAGGGCTCGGGCGGCTGGCGATGCCCGGTGGATCCGCAACGCAACCAGGAGAAACTCCCATGCAAGGCAACGGCCTCGACCTGGCCGCGCTCGACACGAAGAAGGGGGCCGAAGAGGGCTTCCAGCTCGAGCTGCGGCATCCCAAGAGCGGCGATCCCATCGGCATCTGGATCCGCGTCCTGGGCGCGGATTCGGACACCTATCAGGAACTGCTGCGCGAGCTCGAGCGCCGGCACGCCGAGATCCTCAAGCGCAATATGCGGGCGAGTCTTTCGGCGGAGGAAAGGCGGGCCGAAGCCCTCGAACTGCTTGCCGCCGCCACCCGCGGCTGGAGCGACAAAATGATCGTCGACGGTTCGATGCTCGGCTTCTCCCCGGACGCCGCGCGCAAGCTCTATGCGCGCTTCCCGTGGATCCGCGAGCAGGTCGATGCGGGTGTGCACGATCGCGGGAATTTTTTGCCGGGCAACGGGACCAGCTCCTAGCGTTCGCCCGGCATGTTCTGGAGCTATCGCAGCCGCAGGCCGACGGGCATACGTTGCGCGAGCATCTGGAAGCGGCCGCGCGGCAGGGCGGCCCTCGCGACGGGCTCGACGGTCCCGAACTGCCCGAGTTGTTCGCCGACCTGTGGGTCGGATTCACCGAACTCGATCGCGCCCGCGGTCAGAGCGGATTCGGCCCCGAGCCGCTTGCCTATTCCGACATCGAGGCCTGGGCGCGGCTCACCGACAGGCGCTTATCACCGCAGGACGTTGCACTGATCGTCGAGCTCGATCGGCTCGGATTCGAGGTGCGCGCGAAGGGAAAGAAATGAGCGGAGTCAAGATCGATGTCCGGCACGACATGCGCGCGATCATCGTCGGGCTCGAGGATTACCGCAAGGAACTGGTCACCGGCGCCGTGGCGCGCGCACTCAACCGCACGGCGACGACGGTGCGCGCCGAGGCCGCGCGCGAGATCCACAACGAATATCAGGGCCTGAAGATCAACGCCGTCAAGGACCGCATCAGCATCCAGAAAGCGACCAAGATCACGCAGCGCGTGATCATCTCCGTGTCCGGCCGTCCGATCCCGGTGATCGAGTTCGACGCGCGGCCGACGAAGCTCGGCGTCACGATCAAAGTGAAAGGCACGCGCAAGCTGCTGCGCCACGCCTTCATCGCAACGATGCCGGGCGGGCACAAGGGCGTGTTCATCCGCCGCGGCAACCGCAACGTGCTCGCCGCGCGCCTGCCGATCGACCAGATCTTCTCGATCAGCCTGCCGGTCGCGTTCAGCAACAAGAAGGTGATGGATGCCGTGGTGCGCTCGGCAAAGGAGCGCTTTCCCGGGGCGCTGTCGCAGGAAGTGCGCTTCCTCAAACTCAAGAAAGCCGCCTAGATGGCCATTGAAAAAGCAGGCGTCGAGCTCACCGCAATCGACAGCGCGAGTCGCGTCTTCAACCAGGTCGGCGCGGCGGCGAAGAACCTGGAAAAGGCCTATTCGAGTCTCCAAAATGTATTTGTAGGCGCCCTGGCGGTTCTCGCGATCGATAAGATTGTCGATGCCACGATCGAGTGGGAACGGTCCTCGAATCGCCTGACTGCAACGCTTCGCGCGACAGGCGGCGCCGTCGGCATAACGCGACACGAGCTGGACGAGATGGCCGTTTCGATGTCAAGAACTACCGAGTTCAGCGCACGGCAATTCACGAACGCCGAAGCTGCCCTGATCTCGTTCGGCGGGATACATGAGGACGTCTTCAAGGGCGCGTTGAAGGACGTGGCCGACGTGGCGGCCAAGATGAGCATCGACCTGGTCTCCGCCGCGCATCTCGTCGGGCGCGCTTATCAAGATCCGGTTCTCGGACTTCGGGCTTTACAAAAGGAACTCGGCACCCTCACTTTCACGCAGAAGGATTACATCGCGCAGCTCGAGGCGGCCGGAAAGGTCGAAGAGGCGCAGCTTGTAATCCACAATCTGATACAGAGCCGTATCGGGGGGACCGCCGAGCTGATGAACACCGGCCTGACCAAGGCCGTCAAAGACAATCAAAAAGCGTGGGAGGAATTGGAGACAAGCCTTGGCAACTTCGCCAAGGGCGCAATTGTCGGCTCGGCGAATGCTCTCTCGAATTGGGTGCATGGAGTCGAGGATGTGGTCGCTGCGGCTCGCGCGGGCAGGCTCTCTCTGAATCCGGCGGTTAACCGGACAATCGGCCAACGGACTTCATCTGGCAGTATTAGATCGAGCGCGGAAGAAGCGGCCGCGGCTGCAGCAGCAGCCGCCGATCGTGAGGTTCTCGCGCAGAACCGGATCGCCGAAGCACACCAGAAGGCTATTCCCGTCCTGGCGACATGGAACAAAATGCTCGGCGATCAAACGAACGAGCAGCGCGCGCTGGACCTGGTATTGCGGGGCGAGGCCCGGAGCTGGAACGACCTTGACAAGGCGAAGCTCCTCAATATCGCCGTGGAGCTCGACTACCGCAGGGTGTTCAAGGACCGCATGGAGCTCGCCGCCATGGAGGCGAAAGCCATGCGCGACGCTACTCTCGGGGAGGAAGAAAACCTCGCCACACGCGTAAGAGTCATCGAGACCGACTGGGCGCG